GGAGTTGTTTCTTTGCACTCCCATGTTGAGATCATTCCCAAGTATTCTGGATTCCATCATTGCAGCAACAATCTTTTCAAGATCATCAGCTTCCAAATCTTCAAGCCACATTCCTACTTTGAACTCATTGTAGTCAATCTCATTCCCCTCCTCTTGATCATTTGCCAAGATTGCAGAATATATCAAAGATCGGATTGTGCCAAGAGAAATACCCTCTTGAAACACATCTCCGATCTTGTCTAATGGAATGCCTAAATTATCAGTAAAGTTTGCCCAGAAGTTCATTGAGAAATGAAGTTTCCGAACCTTACCACCCAATTTGATTGAGTAGTACCCTCTTTGTTTGTTTGCCATTACGATTTACTTCAAATTATTATCCGTCTGAAGGAGTTATTGTACCAGTCAAAGTAATTGATCCAGAATAGCTTACTGGAGATTCCATCTCTGCAGTTTGCTCTAATGAGGACAAAAACCCTTCAGCAGTGAAAATTCTATCTCCAGTGGTTTCAGTACCGAATACACAAGTCAATTGAGTACGAGCCAAAAGGAAATCAGCCAACTCTGTTACATTGCTTGAATCATCATAAGTAACTAAACCATCAAAAGAGATTTCTCCACTCATAACACCTGCAATAACCTCTTGAAATCCAGAGCTATCTTTTGTCGTAGCTTCAGGAAGATCAGTTGATAATGTTAGTGAACATGAAGTTGTATGACCAAGATTCGTTCCCTCTACTGAAAGAAGTAAATTAGTTCCGTTAAAAACACCAGTTGTTGGCATAGCTTTTGATTTTTAATTATTGAAATTCTTATACAAATATAGTTATTTTTTAATTAGTCAAATCAGTGTTTAGGCATAGCTTAAACCGAAAAATGTATGCACTCCATTATCTGATAATGAAATCTCATGTGCATCCCATCCTTCAGGAGCTTCATCAATATCTTGCCACAAAACATCAACAGAATAGTTCTCTGCAAACACTGGAGCAGAAATCTCCTCTTGTGCTTCATCATCCCATTCTCCCTGCTCAAGCAATACATGCCCAAGTTTCACAATGGTATGTTTATAATCTTTATAAGAAACTCCATCCTCATCTTCTCTGTGTGGCAAAGCATCAATCAAAGCTTGTGCTTCATCCTCATTTGCAAATTCATACTTTTTGAATAAATATCCCATTTTTTAAAATTTAACTTGTTAATGCTAACGCTTCAGAAGGAATCAGATCCGTATCAAATACCCTCATATCTCTTATCTTATAAACACCTCTATCATTATTTCCACTATAAATGTCAATTTGTTTAAGCTGATCGATAAAACCTGCAGGAGATGTGCCATTGTAACTTTGATTTGAAACAATTGTACTGCCATTAGCATACACACTGAATCCACTTCTATTCATTACAACAACACACTTGATGTTTTCTGTTTGGCTTATTGCAGTATCTTTGAAGTTGGATGAAGTAAAATCTTGAACTCTTACCTTCCAATTTGTTCCATTTACATTTAAACTTACATAAGATTTATTCGAATCTGCACTATAAAATAATGCTGAAATTGATTTGCTTGAATTGGCTATTCCACTTCCTTCTGGATGCCCTAATACATCAAAATAAACTGAAGCAGCATCATTCATTTCAATAAATCTTCCAGTTAAGCAATCAGTATCATCTGTAGCTCTGGAAACGGATTGACCACTTGTTGATGGTATGTAGGATGTTACATATCCACCCTCTTCAAGTTGAGCACCCCAGATCAAAACCTCTGCTGCTACTGAAGTATTGAATTTGGGATAAATCAAAATCTCCGTTATAGTTGAATTTGTAACTTCAATTCCTATTCTATACCAATCACTACCATAGTTTTCAACAAAAGTAGAAGTAGCAGTACCACCACCCTCATAACTTAAAGTTTCTGTGCTAAAGGTGAATGTGTATGTTGAACCAGTTTGACCAGAACCACCAACATCTGTACCTGCAACTCTAATTGAAGCAAAATCGTGGCTTCCTGATTTTTTTACAAAAACAGAATAAAAGCAGTTATTTCCACTTGTAAGGGATATACCTTCAAATACCCTTGCAAATGCATTTGTGCCATCAGCTTCTAATAAATCAGCAGTTTGATTTCCATCAGGAGATGTTGCACTATTTGAAGTCAATGTTGTGCCTGATGATGTTACACCCCATTCTGTAAAATCCTCACTATAAGGCACAAAGTTTGTTCTTGCATTTTCTGATAAGAAATGCCCTTTTGAGTTATTAAGAAAATCAATTCTGGGTTCTCTCATATTTACATATTCAATCAACCCCTGCTTGTTTACTCTTGTTGCAAATGAGTTCCTTGTGAAATCCATTGGTAATGGTTTGAAGTTGTTATCTTCATCACTATATGCCAAAGCATAACTATCTTTGACTGCCCATTTTTCGTTTCCAAATTTAAAAATTGTTGCCATTATATAACTTTAAATTCTTGTGATTTTGCCATATCATTAAATGAATCCCAACTTGTAAGAGAAACAAGATCAGAATCACTCAATGCATTTTTAAATACCAAAGTTTGTTTCACTTTTCCATAAAAATATGCACTTGCTATATTCCCACTCAAAGACAATGTATTTATTGAGTTTGTAAATGAGCTTGTATCAGGATTTGTTAAAATTTTTATTCCATTACAAAACACATCAACACTTGTTGCATCATATCTTACTGCAATTTTATTTATCAAATCCTTTTTTATTAGTGTGGTTGAGAGATTTGTTGTTCTTGTGCTTCCTGAATACTTTTGAAAAAACATTGAAGTTGAGTTATGCCAATTTATTCTGATTGAATTGACTGCTGATGAAGTTCCACTATCAGAAATGGTAATCATTCTCACATCAGTTCTATCATCCCAACCTCCTGCTTCAGCAAACAAAACTCCTTCAGAATCATTAAAATCATCAGCAGTTCCAGAATCTTCACAAGATTCAACTGATCTGGATGCTGCAATTCCACTCACACTTGGCAAGTATGTTGTTGGAAATGGTAAAGTGTTTTCCCATTGAGCACCCCATAAATAAACATGCTTTGATGCATCTCCAGTGTATGTTGTTTGACCAGTAGATCCCAATGATGATTGATTTTGAATAAAGAATTGTGCCTGACCATTTGATCCACTCAATGTGTTTGATTCATTTATAACAATACACCTGAACCATCCATTGCCATAGTTTTCAATTTTACCAGTTCCTGCAACATCTTCATTTTCAACAATACCATCCTCCAAATCAAACCAAACTCTTGGATTGTCTGTTGTATTTCCTACTCTTAATCTCAAATATCTTTCAGTACCTGCTTTAGCAAATACAGAGAAAACAACATCATCTCCATTTGTGTTTAAATTTTCCATCCTTAATTGATGGTTGTTATTTGTTGTGTCTGGAGCAAATTGATACACCCCTGCAGTTCCATCTGGAGCAATGGCACTTGAATCCAAAGTTGCAGTTGCAGCACTTTTAATCCAACCACTAACACTGAAATCTTCTGTATCAGTTACATAATTTGTTCGCCCTCTTTCCAATATCAAATGAGGACAACTTTGAACCACACCATCAATCAATGGGTAACTCAATCTTGGCACATCTGTTCCAACAACCTCAATGAATCCTCCTTTGTTTATTCTGGTGGCACTTGAATTTCTGTCAAATGTAAAATCCCCATCTCCATTGGAAGGGATTACTGAATAAACTTTTTCAGCTCCATAAGCTGCAGGAATCATTGCAATACTTGCATTATCTTCAATTGCCATATTATTTCGTTTTGTCTTTAACTTTTTCAAAGGTACGCAATCCCCCCAAACCAAGCATCCCCAGAAGGATTGTAATTAGTTGATCCATCTGGATTGCAGGTGGCATTATCTGTGGAGAAACCCAAGCAATCACATCCCTAATAATGAAATTATATGCCAATGCCAATCCACATATCCATCCGATAAAAGGTCGCCAACCTGCAACAAATACAGATCTGTGTTGAGCTTCCATCTTATTGATTTCACTTTGTACCTTAACAAGATCCATCATTTTATCAGGATCAATCTCTTTACCCTTGATAGCTTCACGAATATCCTTCGCAAACTCTCCCAAAGAAGATTGCCCTCCACTATTCAAACCCAATAATTTTGCCAACAATCCTTTCATTAGTATGTCCAAATTACATCAGGATCCTTCTTTGGATCATTATCAATATGAATAAATGTTTTGGCAATGCCAATCCGATTTATTCCCAACAACAAAAATAATTCAATCAACCTGAACCGATCTCTTGAGTTCTCACAAGCCACATCAATTGCATATCCCCTCAAATGTGAGGAGTTGGGTTTGCCATTCACAAGAGCATTTCTCTCAATGCTTCTCATTCCAGAATTGATGTAAATAGGTTTGCCAAACAAATCTCTTGCCTTGTCAATGATCTGCAAAAGCTCTTTGTTCATTCCTTCTCCACTGCCTTTCACATCAGGAGAATCAAAC